AAAGATTATGGTTACAATTATTTTAGTTATCGCAGCAATTATTATTGGTGGAGTTATGGCAATTCCAAATTTTGCAAAGTACAGTAACATGTATAGTAATGAACAAGAGACCAAAGAAGGTCAAACTATTTTTAAAGCAGCTTGGAGAGGTATTTTTATTGGTGTTATCTTATTGATTACAGCATTTGTGCAACCGTTTGCATTTGAACGTGTTGATGCAGGTAATGTTGGTATCAAGATTAAACTTACCGGTAATTCCCGTGGTGTATCAAACTATGAATATAAAACAGGATGGGTAATGTATAATTCTTGGACAGAACAAATGTTAGAGTTCCCTACATTCCAACAGCATATTGAGTATGATGACCAAGTTATTATCACAAAAGGAGGTTTCTCAGCTTCAATTAAACCAAGCTTTAACTATAGTTTAAAACCTACAGCTATTGGTGACATGTTTGAGAACTTACGTGTTGATATTAGACAAGTAGAGCAAGGCTGGTTAAAGAATGCTATTATTGGTGCCGTTAATGATGTATCTAATACATGGGAAGTAGATAGTATCTTTACTCATAGAGCTCAATTTGAAGCAAGTATAGTAGTAGAATGTAATAAAAGATTGACTAAATGGTTTAATGTATCTCAGTTGAGAACTAATATTACACCACCGGAATCTTTACAAGAAGCTATTATTGCTAAGACTAAGTCTATTCAACAAGCACAAGCTGAAGAGCAAAGAGCATTAGCTGCAGTTGCTACTAAGAAGCGTAAGATTGCTGAGGCCCAAGCAGACTCTGCTGAGACCATCATTAATGCTACCGCAGCTTCATTAGCTATGAAACTTAAGCAAAACCAGTTGACTCCTATGTACATAGAGTATGTAAAATGGACTAACTGGGATGGTAAGCTGCCTTCTACTATGACTGGTAGTGCAGGAACTTTGCTAAACATCAAATAAAACAAATTACTATATGTAAAGGGTATGATTAAGTTCATACCCTTTTTTTTACATTGTTACAATGAAAGCAACACTAATTAAAAACATGGATGATGGTTGGCCTATATTTTATCTTCAGAGAGAAGACAGGAAAATGATTGCCACAACACGATGGCCATTTTCTGAGCCTAGTCTAATGATTGCTAAGAATGCTGGTATTGAGCTTCAAAAACTATCTCATGAAAACTGTGAGAAAATATTTGGAATATATCATCCTTCTGAACTATCTAAAGTATTAACAGAAGGTGAGAGAGGTGCATTTGAATTTGGATACTGTCTTGCAAGAGAACACAATAGCCATAAGATGTTTACTTTGGAGGATGTCAAAAATGCTATGGATTGGATTATGACTCAGTATTTTGAGTTTCATGAACAACCAACAACAGGAAGACGTGAGCATTATTTAAAATCTCTTCAAAAACCAACAGAAATTGAAGTTGAGATTGAGATGGAATGTCTTGATCCTAACTGTGATGGTATAGACAAAAAAGGTGTTTGTATACCTGGAGATAAGCCTAAACTAGACTCAGAAGGATGTTTAATACTTAAAAAGATTTGAGATGAAAAATTTACACGTAATACCAACAGACAAACCAAGTAAGTTAGTTTATCTAACTAAAAAAGGGAAAGAAGTTTACAAAGATTTAAGATTATTCGATAAACCTATGCCAATCATTTTAGATAGTGAAAACCAACATATCTACATCACTTCTGATGAAGAAATTAAAGAGGGAGCTTGGAGATGTGATATTGAACTAAATAGAATTGAAAAAGGTAAAGAAACAGGAACTTTTAAAAATTGGAAAAAAATCATCCTAACAACAGACCATGATTTAATTAAAGATGGTGTACAAGCTATTGATGATGAGTTCTTAGAATGGTTTGTTAAGAATCCTGCTTGTGAATATGTTGATGTTAAATATCAATATTTGAAAAAAATACAAAGTGTTGGTAAATATTTATACAAAATCATCATACCACAAGAAGAACCTAAACAAGACACAGTAGGTAAAGTGTTTTATGAATCTACTGATAAAACCATTACTGTTTATAGACAAGAAACACTTGAAGAAGCTGCTGAAAAAAGAATTCCAACAAGTACTAAAGTTTGGGACTTAACTGAAACAAGAAGGAATGATTTTTCAGCAGGTGCTAAATGGCAACAAGAACAAGACAATAATAAGTATAGTGAGGAAATAATTAATATACTTGATAACGTAAGGCATTGGGAAACTTGGCATAATAGTTATAAAGTTGTTATGGAAAAGTTTTTTGAACAATTTAAAGAAAAATAAGATATGGATTTTACAATGTGTAACGGAGAAAATTGTGATTTAGCAAGTACTTGTTATAGATATAAAGCTGAACCAAGTTTATACAGACAAAGTTATTTTACTGAATCACCTGTTGAAGATGGTCAATGTGATTACTATTGGGAAGTAGAAGATTAAGATATGAAAACAGTCAATAGTATTTCAGGTGGTAAAACATCAGCATATATTGCTAAACATTTTCCTGCAGACATAAATATATTTTCTTTAGTAAGAATTGAAGATACTGATAACCTATGGATGAAAGGTAAAGATGAAAAAACAAGGCAATTAGTTTCAGATAAATTAGGAATTGAATTTATAGGAACTGCTGAAATGGATGAAATCATTTATACCATATTAGATTTAGAACAACACATAGGTACAGAAATAACTTGGATAACAGGTAAAACATTTGAAGAAGTAATAAAACAAAACTACAATTACCTACCAAACAAAATGACAAGGTACTGCACTGTAGAAATGAAACTAAAACCTATCTTTAATTGGCTAAAAGAAAATACTGAACTACCTGTAGAAATGCGAATAGGGTTTAGGCCCAATGAAATTAAACGTGCTGAAGGAGTTTTAGCAAGAGCAGATGAAACAGGATTAGAACACTTTGAAACAATAATAGGTACAAGAGGAACAAGGAACAAATGGGGTAAAGTACCTTACAGGTATTGTAAGTTTCCTTTAATAGAAAACAATATAAGTAAAGATACTATTTACAACTATTGGAATGATAAACCTGTTAGATTCGCATACAGGAATAATTGTGTTGGGTGTGTTAATAGACAACCATTAATGATATCACATATGGCTTCAAAAGATTTAGATAAGGTTAAATGGTTTGAAAAACAAGAAATAAAAACAGGCAATAGATTTTTATCGGATGTTAGTTTTACACAAATATTGAACTTCGGAACACAGGCAACTTTCTTTGATGATGACTTCAATGAATGTGATTCAGGGTTTTGTGGAATTTAACAATAACACTTTACTATTATTTTTAAAATGAATAAACAAATTAATTCAAATGGAAAATAAAAGAGGTGGTGTACGTGAAGGAGCAGGTAGACCAAGTAAAGCTGAAGAAGTAGCGATGATTGAAAAGTTAAAGCCATTAGAACCAAAAGCGTTTGAAGCATTAAAGAAAGGTTTAGATAATGGTGACTTTAAATTTGTTCAGTTGTTTTACAACTACTATGCAGGTAAACCACGAGAAACAAAAGATATTACTTTGAATAGTGAACAGCCACTATTTAATATAAGCGATTTATAAGCCATTTAAAACACTTTTATGAGTGAATTTGTAGTTACTACTGCAATCAAAAAGATGTTGCGTTTAAACAAACGTAAACGAGTTGTACAAGGTGGGACATCAGCAGGTAAAACTTTTGGTGTTCTGCCTATACTTATTGATAAAGCTATACGAGAACCATTACTTGAAATTAGTGTAGTATCAGAATCAATACCACATTTACGTAGAGGTGCATTAAAAGACTTCTTAAAGATTATGATGATGACCAATAGGTATCGTGATATTCAGTTTAACAAATCAACTTTAAAGTATACATTTGCCAATGGTAGTTACATTGAGTTCTTTAGTGTAGACCAACCTGATAAACTACGTGGAGCAAGAAGAAACATATTATACATAAACGAATGTAACAACGTACCATTTGAAGCATACAATCAACTTGCAATACGTACAAGTGGTGATATATGGCTTGACTACAATCCAACTAATGAGTTTTGGGTACACAGAGAAGTTTTAAAGGATGAAGATGCTGAATTGATAGTACTTACTTATTTAGATAATGAAGCGTTACCACAATCAATAGTAAAAGAAATAGAACTTGCAAAAGCTAAAGCAGTTGATAATGAATATTGGGCAAATTGGTGGCAAGTATACGGACTTGGTCAAGTAGGACGTTTAGAAGGTGCCTGTATTCCTAATTGGTCTGAAATAGAATTACCACCTGAAGCAAGATTGTTGTGTTATGGTATGGACTTTGGTTATAGTGTAGACCCAACAAGTTTAATTGGTTTATATAAATACAACGATGCTTATATATTTGATGAAATAATTTATCAAAAAGGTTTATTGAATAGCGATATAAATAACCTGTTAAAAGCAAACGATATTACTGAAATGATTTACGCTGATTCTGCTGAACCTAAATCAATAGCTGAACTAAGTGGTTATGGTAATATGATATTGCCTGTAACAAAAGGTAGGGATAGCGTTATATACGGAATAAATCTAATGAATCAGAATAGAATATACGTAACAAGCAGAAGTAAGAACTTAATAAAAGAATTAAGAAACTATACTTGGATGCAAGATAAAGAAGGCAATACACTTAATAAACCTATTGATGCTTTTAATCACGCTATAGATGCAGCACGTTACGCATTTACTTCACAGTTAGAGAATCCACACAAAGGAAACTATTATATATATTAGTGTAATCGAAAATGAATATCGACAAAGGGTAACATCACATTTTTGTGGATACAGGTTCGAATCCTGTATATATATAATAATATTAAGATATGACATACGGAGAAATAATAGCAACAATAGAATGCTACATTTATTTAAAGACTAATCAAAACGTATTGATAGGTATGCCACGTAATGTAGGTGAAATAAAGAAAATGAAATCGATGTATGAAGTAGCTAAACAAGAAGTTGCTTATATGTGGCAGGTTTAATTATATTCATTTAAATATAATATAGCTTATTTTGTTGATTTTATATTCATTTGCGTATAGTTGTAAATGTTAATGAAATGTTAAAGTTTTATAATTTAGTTGTATATTAAAAATAAAGTGTAATTTTACACCATCAAACAATAACAATTAGAAATTATGAAAACAGTTACAGGAGTATTATCAGCATCGTTAGCAATGGCAAGTACTGAACCATTTGTACAATTATCATTTGCATTATTAACCTTTTATTTAATCTACCGTGAACTTAAAAGCGATGAAAAATTGTCTGAATAACGGAATCACTATTTACCCTGTTGTAATAGATGATACTTATTTTGCAGGCAAACGCAAAATCAATTACGTTAAAATAGAAATCAATGTAAATGGTGCAAAGAAATTAGGAAACGATAAATACAAACAAGATGAAACACTAACACAAAAGGTGTTTGAATTATATGAAGTATTAAATTTAAAATTAGTTTAGAGTTAGTTTAAAATTGGTTAGGAATTGGTAGTCAGAAATGGCTACCTTTTTTGTTTTATACAATTACCACTTTAATTAATTTTTAAAATAAAATATGAAAGTAGATATTAATGTTCCTGAATCGTTAAACGAAATTACTTTGTATCAGTATCAAAAGTTTGAGAAGCTAATACAAGATAACGAGCCGAGCCATTTTGTGAATCAGAAAACTATTGAAATCTTTTGTAATATTGATTTAAGGGATGTAGCAAGAATAAGAATAGCTGATGTTGATGATTTACTTGTACATTTAAACAACTTACTACAACAAAAGCCACGTTTAACTAAAACATTTAAGTTAGGTGTTTACGAGTTTGGTTTTATGCCTAAAATTGAAGATATGACTTCAGGCGAGTTCATAGATTTAGAAAACTATTTATCAAGTACTGATACGTTGCATAAAGCTATGGCTGTATTATACAGACCAATTACATCAAAGGTTAAAGATTTATACATAATAGAAGAATACGAATCAAGCAGTAAATACAGTGAGGTATTAAAGTATATGCCTTTGGATATTGCACTTGGTTCTATGCTTTTTTTTTGGACTTTGCTCAACGATTGCGGGAACGCTTTGAACCATTATATATTGAGCGAAGTGGAACAGTCGGAACAAGCGAAGCAAGTTTTGGAAAAAAATGGGGTTGGTATCAATCAATTTACGCAGCAGCTCAAGGAGATATACTTAAATTTGATTCCGTTACAAAACTACCAATCACTTCATTAATGACTTGGTTAATGTTTGAAAAAGAAAAAACAGAAATAGAAATAAAAAACATAAAAAGAAATGGTGTATAGAATTATTAGAGAAATTAAAGAAGCGTTACTTGAAGAACCATTTGTAAACACAGTTACCGAGGGTGATATATTTGCAGTTGATTTAAACAAACAGATAATGTTTCCTTTGAGCCATATTATATTGAATCAAGCTACACATCAAGGTAATGTGTTATCGTTTAATATAACGCTTTTATTGATGGATATTATCAACCAAAAAGATGATGATAATAAAGTTGATATTTGGAATACTCAAATGTTAGTAGGCACACGTGTATTGAATAGATTAAACAGGGGTGATTTACGTAGTGACTTTTGGGAATTAACAGGTAACCCAACGTTTGAGCCTTTTACTGAGCGATTTGAAAACGATTTAGCAGGATGGGCAATAACGTTTGATGTATTAGTAAGAAACGATGTAACTATCTGTTAGTGGATAATCAACAAACATATAAATTCCTAAATGACTTTGCTAAATATGTTATTCAGCAGAGTAGAAGCAATTTGAGTAAATCAAACAAGAACGTTGATAAGAAACTATACAATTCACTTGATAAAGAAATTGAAGTTAGTGCAAATAGTTTTCGTTTAAGTTTCTTAATGGAAGATTACGGCGCGTTTCAGGACCAAGGTGTAAGTGGTACTAAAAAGAAATACAATACACCATTTAGTTACAAAAGTAAAAGACCACCATTAAAACCAATTACTGATTGGGTAACAAAACGTAGATTTCAATTCAGAAAACCTAACGGTAAATTTATGAGTTATCAATCAACTGCTTATTTAGTTGCAGGTGGAATTTTAAAGAATGGTATCAAGCCAAGTTTATTTTTTACAAAACCATTTGAAAAAGCATTTGAACGTTTGCCTGGTGAATTAGTTGAAGCCTATGGTTTAGATGTAGAACAATTTTTAAAATATACAATTAACAAATAATGAAAAAAATATTTATTCGTAGTCCGTACTTTATTGAAGTAGATGAACTAAACCAAACAAACGCAAAGATTGAGTTGTACATTTGGAATAAAGAAAGTACAAAACCAAGTACACCTACTTACACATTGAGTAAAGATATAGCAAGTTCAACACAAACTTTAATCAGTTGGAATATATCAAACTATGCAAAGGAGTTTATTAAACCTGTTGCACCTGTAGTTGTTAGTGTACCTACTGAAGAATCAGATTTAACTTGGTGTTATATGCAGGTAATTTCTTATTCAAATGATGAAGAAGTTAACGATGAAACGTTTGTTTGTTTAAATGGTTATACTGCTTATTCTGATGGGTATAATTATTCAACAAATGATGATATAGTTCCTTTAGTGAACGTAGACATTAAAGCGTATAGATATACAAATGTTCCTTACATAAATGTATTTTTAGATTCAAACGATTATAATTGGGCAGGAGACATAGATAATTTCTTTGCAGCTACTACTGATGGAATGTGGAAACTACCTTACGATTTTGATACATATACTTTTGGAGTAGATGGTAGTCCTGATGATTTCTATTTTTATAGTGAAGAACTTTGTGAGCCTAAATACACACCGATTACTTGTACATTTATAAATCGTTATGGTGGTTGGCAGTTCCTTACATTCTTTAAAGCCAATTCACAAAGCATAGACGTAACTTCTAAAGATTTTAATATGTTGCCTTCAGCTTTAGATTATAATGTCTTAAAAGGTCAGAAAAGAGCATTTAATCAACAAGGTAAACAAAAGATAAAATGTAACACAGGTTGGGTTGATGAAAACTATTTTGAATTGATACAAGATTTGCTTTTGAGTGAAACAGTATTACTTGATAACAAACCCGTAATGGTTAAAACACAAAGTTCAGAATACAAAACAGGTTTAAAAGACAAGAACATAAATTACGAAATTGAGTTTGAATATAACTTTGGGTTAATTAACGATGTAATATAAATGAAAGTAGCTTTATATATATATACTGAAACAAACGAAAACGTATCAAGTGTAGTTGCATCTGATTTTAGAACAAGAGTCTTAGCTGATGGTGGTACATTTGAAGCACAAACTTGTTGCGTAGATACAATTCAAAGTTTGGGTGGTTCGTTTGCTAATGTAGAAACAGCAAAGCGTATTGAATTATTTGAAGATGAAAAGATTTCAGTTACTTCATCGATTCAAAACGTAAATGATATTTCAAAAGTGTTTACCGATTACTCGCAAAGTTTTACAATTCCTGCAAGTGATAACAACAACGAAATATTTAGACATTGGTACGAAAATAGTTTAGATGATGCTTTTGACCAACGCAGAAGATATAGTGGTTATATTGAAATTGATACACAAACTTTTCGTAGTGGTAAATGGCAATTAGAAAGTGCAACTGTAAAAAATAATAGAGTTGAAGATTACAAGATTACTTTTTATGGTGAATTGAAATCGTTAACTGATAAATTCGGAGAAGATAAATTAAAAGATTTGTCTACTATAAACGATTACACAATTACTTACACAGGTGCAAATGTTGAAACACTTGTAGAATCAACTTCTGCTACTGATGTAATGTTTCCTTTAATTTCAAGTAGAAGAGTTTGGCAATATGGTGGCGGTGGATTACAAGATATATCTATAACAGGTGGGCATATAAATTATACTGAGTTATTCCCTGCTATAAAAGTAGCAAGAATATTTGATGCAATACAAGATAGATACAATGTAAATTTCAGTGGTACATTTTTAAACCAATCAAGGTTTACTTCTGCTTATTTATGGTTAAAGAATAAAGAAACGTTTACAAATTTATCTACACCTAAATTAGTACAATTTACAAGTATTTCAAACGCAACATCAAGTGGTACTATTAACACAAACGGACTTACACTAACACCTGTTTATGATGATATAACAAACTACTTTCAAACTTCTTTATTAATTACGTTATCTGTTAGTACTACTTGGAACGTTATATTTTATAAAGATGGTGTTCAGTTATCAAATCAAACAGGAACAGGTACAGGTATAGCTTTAAGTGTTGGTAATATTGCAGGTGATTATCAAATTTATTTATCAACTACTGCAGCTTGTACTTATACAGGTACATTACAAATATTAGAATACGTTTATAATACTTCAACAGAAGAAGTTGATTTAATAGGTAGTACTGCAAACGTAATAGGTGGTTCGTTAGCTAATGATTTAGATTTAACGCAACATACACCTGATATGAAGGTATCAGATTTCTTTAGTGGTATTTTAAAAATGTTTAATCTTACTGCATTTTCTGAAGATGGAACTAACTATACATTAGAACAATTAGAAAATTGGTACTATCAAGGGCAAATAAAAGACTTTAGCGAATATTGCGTTACTGACTTTAACTACGATAGAATCAAACCATATAAAAAAGTAGTATTTACTTACGAAAAATCAGAAAGTGTTTTAAATAGAGCGTTTTATGATAATGCAGCAAGGGAATATGGCGATTTAGAATATCCATTTAATAGTGATGGTTCAGATTACACAATTAAATTACCATTTGAAGATTTATTATTCAATAAATTTACAGGTACTCAGTTGCAAGTTGGTTATTCATTGAACAAAGATTTACAACCATATATACCAAAACCAATAATTCTTTATAGAACAGGTGCAAGTGTTTGTAGTTTTTATTTAAACAATGGTACAACAACAAATAACATTACTAACTATAATGTATTTGGGCAAGATGTTTACTATGAAAATAACGTACATAGTTTAAATTGGGGTTACGAAATATCAAGTTACTTTTCTGAGGTTGTATCAAATAGTTTGTTTAGTGATTACTATTTAAATTACCTATCGAATTTATATTCTTTAAAATCAAGAATGGTGAAAGTTAAAATGCGTTTACCTTATTTGCAGTTATTGAATTTAAAATTAAACGATAGAATTGTAATACGTGATAAGCGATACATTATAAACCAATTCACAACTGATTTAATAACGTTTGAAAGTGACTTTGAACTAATACAAGATTTTAGAAGTGTAAACTTTAATAATGGTAGAGTACAAACAACTGATAACACATTAAAAACTTTACGTTTTGATAATACTTCAGTTGAGCCTTTAACTTGGACCATTGAAAGTGATGTTGATGGTTTAATAACAAGTATTACAAATGGTGATACATACCTTGATGTAGTTGTTAAAGATAATGTAGGACCACAACGTACTGCAGCTATTACAAGTAATTTAGGAGATAGAATAATAATTATACAAGATGCTTAAACTGATATTAGAAATGCTACCCTTGTTAAAAGAACAAGAAAGCGAAGCTATAGCAATAGCAAAAGGAAAATACAAAATGCCCGAAACATTTAATGAATTAAAACAAACTATAAAATGGCAATTAAGAAAACAATAGAAATTGATGTAAACGCATCTGATGCTGAAAAAGATGTAAAAAAACTAACGAGCCAATTTGAAGACTTAGGCAAAGCTGCAACCAAATCAATTAACAACATTGAGAAAGCTGCTGAAGACACTGAGAAATCTACTAAATCTTTAGCCGATGGTTTTAAAGGTGTAGGATTAGCTATTAAAGCTATGGGTATTGGTTTAATCATTGGTGCATTAAGTACTTTAAAAGAGGTATTTATGGGCAACCAAAAAGTAGCTGATACGTTTGCTACAATTATGGGTACTGTTGCAAATGTATTTTCACAAGTTACAAATGTAATTGTATCAGTAGTTGAAAAGGTAGGTAATGCTACAAATGGTTTTGAGGGTCTAAAGAAAACAATAGGTGGTTTACTTACATTAAGTTTAACGCCATTAAAGGCAGCTTTTTATGGAATTAAATTAACTATTGATGAAGTTCGTTTAGCTTGGGAAGAATCTATATTTGGTGATGGCGACCCTAAAACAATTAAGAAACTTACTGAACGAATTAACGAAACTAAAACAAGTTTAAAAGAAGTAGGTACTGATGCAGTAGCAGCAGGTAAACAAGTTGCTAATAACATAGGTAAAGCAGTAAATGAAGTAGGTGCAGTTGTTCAAGGTAGTGTTGATGGTATTTCTAAAATATCAGTTGCAGGTGCTTACGAACAAGCTAAAGCAAATGTGCAATTACAAAACACTGCAAAATTAGCTGAAGCAAATCAAGCACGTTTAGTTGAACAATACGATAGACAAGCTGAGAAGTTGCGCCAAGTTCGTGATGAAGAACGTAATAGTGTTGAAGATAGAATTAAAGCTAACAACGATTTAAATAAAGTTTTAAAGAATCAAGAACAAGCTATGTTAGCACAAGCCGATGCACAGATAGCAGCAGCACAATCTACGTTAGCACAAAATAGAAGTATTGAAAATCAGGTTGCAGTTACAAACGCTTTAGCAAATCGTGAAGGAGTTTTAGCACAAATTGAAGGTTTACGTTCTGAACAAAAAGCAAATGATTTGGCTTTAAATAAAGAACTTATTGATTTAACTAAAACAAAACAAGAAGCTGAAACACAATTAGCAATCAATGAAGCTAACTTTAACGCAGAACGAATTAAAAATGAAGAAGCACAATTAACTGCTAAAAAGAATGCATTAGAACAAAGCAAAATAATTGAATTAGAACGTTTACAAAATGTAATTGATAGCACAAACGCAGGTACACAAGCGAGAGTAGATGCTGAAAATGAATTTGCATTAAAGAAGCAAGAAATTGATCAACAAATAATAACTACTGAAGATGAAATAGCTGAGTATAGAAGAACTAAAAAAGTTGAAGAACAACAGCTATTAATTGACAATGAAACTTTAAGTTTTGAAACAAGAAGAACTGCACTTATTGAGCAAGAGCGTTTATTGTTAGAAGATAAAGCATTAAGTGAAGCAGAAAGAACAGCTATTGAAAAACAATATTCTGATGCAAGGGTACAAATAGGTGAATTAGAAAAACAAGCTAAACAAGCGCAATTAGAAGGTATAGGTAATGCTTTACAAAATATGAGTGCATTGGCAGGTGAAAGTACAACTGCAGGTAAAGCGTTTGCAGTAGCTTCAACTGCTATTTCAACATATAGTGCTGCACAAAAAGCTTATGAATCAGCATTTTTACCTGTTCCTACTGTAGCATCTCCTGCTTTAGGTGCTGCTTATGCAGGTATAGCTGTAGCAGGTGGTTTATTGAATGTTAAAAAAATATTATCAGTAAAGACTCCAAAAGGTGGTGGTGGTGGTTCATCTGCTCCAAGTGGTGGTGGTATGAGTGCGCCTCCTACTCCACCAAGTTTTAATATAGTTGGTAATAGTGGTGTAAATCAAATCGCACAAACATTAGGTTCACAACAACCTGTTCAAGCGTATGTAGTTGCAAATAACGTGACAACTGCACAAGCATTAGATAGAAACATTATAAGAAACGCAAGTATTGGATAATGTAAACAAATTTGCTTACAAAAAACAATTTACTAAAAAATTAATTTTAAAAATAAAAACACAATGAATTTAATTGAACTTATTATAGATGAAAAAGAAGAAATGCAAGGTGTTGACGCCATAAGCGTAGTTGAATCACCTGCTATTGAATCTGATTTTATTGCATTGAAATCTGAAGAAGTTAAACTTGCTGAAGTAAATAAAGAAAAGCGTATCTTAATGGGTGCAGTTTTAATTCCTGAAAAGCCGATTTACCGAAGAAATGGCGAAGATGAATACTATATATATTTTTCAAAAGAAACTGTCGTAAAAGCATCGCAGTTGTTTTTAAAGAAAGGTAAACAAGGTAATTCTACGTTAGAGCATCAGAAAGCTATTGAAGGTTTAACCGTTGTAGAAAGTTGGATTGTTGAAGATTTAACTAAAGACAAAACTGCTTTATATAACTTAAGTGTTCCTGTTGGTACTTGGATGGCAAGTATTAAAGTTGACAATGATGAAATTTGGAACGATTACGTTAAAACAGGTAAAGTAAAAGGTTTCAGTTTGGAAGGACATTTTGCTGACCAATTAGAAAAGAAAAAAGAATTAAGCAAAGTACTTACTGAAGAAGAAGAATTGATTGAAAAATTAAAACAAATTTTAAAAAACGTATAATGAGCAAACAAACTAAAAGCAAAACGAGTCCAAAAGGTGGAAACAGAGGTTGCCTTTGTAAAGATGGAACCTACAAAAAAGAATGTTGCAACGGTGATTTACAAGCGCAAGGTGTAGGTGCTACACTTTCACAAGGTGGTGAATCTTTAATTACTATTGTTGATGGAACAAGAACTATAGTAAGAAACAATGGTTAATGTTAAAAATATAACAAAACTTTATAATATTAATTTTAAAACAAAAATCAAATGAGTACGTTAAAATCCGTAGGAAACAAATTATTCAAAACAGAACTTGCTAATCATAAAGTTGAATTAGCTTTTGACTTTACTAACATTATGAAATCAGTAGATGCTGATTTAAAAGGTACAAGTTCAGCTGCTGAAAAATTAAACAAAGCTGCATCAGCTTATGTTGCTGCAAAAAAATCTTATGACCTTTATCAAAAAACACCTGCTGCTTTGAAAAAAGATGCTGATAATTATTATAAATCATACGATAAAACAGCTCAAACTTTAGGGATAGACACTAAAACAACACAATTCTATAAAGAATATCTTGATGTAGTTCAAAAAATTGGACAAATTGAGGATAATGTTGGTCAAATGAAATCAGCTATTGATTCAAGTAAATAATTAAATTAAATATAATGTCGAACGTAATTAACCAAATTAAAACCTTATTGGGAATGGAAGTAAAACTTGCTCAAATGGCTTTAGAAAATGGTACTATTATCGAAGCTGAAGTATTTGAAGCAGGTGCAAGTGTTTTCATCGTAAACGAAGAAGACAGAGTTGCTTTACCTGTTGGAGAATACAAGTTAGAAGATGGTATGATTTTAATCGTAGCCGAAGAAGGTATTATTGCTGAAATCAAAGAAGTTGAAGCACCTGTTGCTGAAGAAGCACCTGCTGAAACTGAAATTGAAGTAGAGCAAGAAATGTCAGAAGTTAAAGAACCTAAAAGAGTAATTGAATCAGTTACTAAAGAAATGTTCTTTGCTGAAATCGAATCTTTGAAAAAAGAAATCGAAGCGTTAAAATTAGCTAAAGAAGAAGTGAAAATTGAGGAAGTAGAATTATCTGCTGAACCTTTAACACATAACCCTGATGCTACTACAAAAAGAGAATTACATACATTCTCAAAAAATAGAACAAAAACAACTTTTGATTCTGTATTAAATAAAATTTCAAACTTTAAATAATTAAAAATGGCGACTACAACCTCTATTACAACTACTTATGCAGGTCAATTTGCAGGAAAATATATTTCTGCTGCTTTATTGTCTGCTTCTACTATCGAAAACGGTGGTATTGAAGTAAAACCAAACATTAAGTACAAAGAAGTTATCAAAAAATTAGCAACTAACGATTTAGTAAAAGATGCTACTTGTGATTTCTCTGCTACTTCTACAGTTACTTTAACTGAAAGAGTTCTTTCTTGTGAGGAATTCCAAATCAATTTACAACTTTGTAAAAAAGACTTCGTATCGGATTGGGAAGCCATCCAAATGGGATATTCTGCATTTGATACATTACCACCAAGTTTCCAAGATTTCTTGTTAGCACACGTTGCTGCTAAAGCTGCTCAAAATAATGAAGTATCTATTTGGAGAGGTGCTAACGCTACTGCAGGTCAATTTGATGGATTTGTTACTTTAGCTACTGCTGATTCAACTGTTGTTGATGTTGTTGGTACTACTGTTGATGCTTCTAACGTAATTGAAGAAATTGGTAAAGTTGTTGATGCAATTCCTGCTGCACTTTACGGACAAGAAGATTTATATATCTATGTTTCTCAAAACGTTGCTCGTGCTTACGTTCGTGCTTTAGGTGGGTTTGGTGCTTCAGGTTTAGGTGCTAATGGTACTAACGCTATGGGTACTCAATGGTTCAACAATGGTTCATTATCTTTTGATGGTGTTAAATTGTTTGTTGCAAACGGATTGGATGACAACTATATGATGGCTGCTCAAAAATCTAACTTATACTTCGGAACAGGTTTATTAGCTGACCACAATGAAGTGAAAGTTATTGATATGGCTGATTTAGATGGTTCTCAAAATGTAAGAATCGTTATGAGATTTACAGCAGGTGTACAATACGGAATCGGTTCTGATATCGTTCTTTACACTCCTGCATAATTTTTGAATAACCAATTTCAAGGGGTGGTGGAAAAAACGCCACCCTTTTTTTTTAATAACATATAAAAATATATAACTATGGCTTGTGATTTATCAAGTGGAAGATTAGAAGTATGTAAAGATTCAGTAGGTGGGTTAAAAAATGTTTATTTCGTTAACTATGGCGATATGACAGGTGTAACTTACGATGGTACAAACACTGATGTTATTGATTCAGTAGCAGGTACACCATCAGCTTACAAATATGAATTGAAAGGTGCTTCAACTTTTACACAAAACATCAATAGCTCACGTGAAAACGGAACAACGTTTTTTGAGCAAGTATTGGAATTAACATTTAAAAAATTAACTGTTAAAGACCACAAAGAATTAAAATTAATGGCTTATGGACGTCCACAAGTTATTGTAGAAGATAACAATGGTAACTTCTTTTTAGCAGGTTTAGACCACGGAATGGATGTAACAGGTGGTACTATCGTAACAGGTGGTGCTATGGGTGATTTAAGTGGATATACTTTAACGTTAACAGGAATGGAACAAGTACCTGCTAACTTTATTGGTGACACGTTAACAGCTGCAGGATTTACAGTAGTTGTTGGTTCTTAATAATCAACTTTAGATTAAATTAAGGGTAGCTTTTTAGTTACCCTTTTTTTGTTTTAACAATTAACTACATTATTTATTTTTAAATAAAAACAATGATAATTCTAAAAGAGCAAGAAGCACCACAAAACCTTTATGCCACTATTGATGGTTTAGAAGCTGATGCTATTGTTTTACGTGATGAAGAAACTAATACAGAAGAAACTATTGAATGCGTATTTTCGATTGATAAATATTACGCAGTTACTAATTTGGTTTTTCCGATAATACAAAATAAATTCTACACACTTACTATTTTAAATGGTACTGATGTAGTTTACAAAGATAAAATATTTTGCACTAATCAAATAATAGAACAATTTAGTATAAACAAAGATGATTATATTCAAAGAACTTCTGAAAACGAATACATAATTTATGGATAACGTACACATTTTAAGTTTAAGCGCTTATAATTCACCTGTAATAACAGAATCTAAAAATAAAGAGTTTGTTGAATACGGTGAAGATAACAACTATTTTCAATACCTAATAGATAGATTTTTGTACTCGAATACAAATCACGCTATCATTACAGGTGTTGCCAATATGATTTATGGTAAAGGTTTAGATGCTACTGATTCAAACAGAAAGCCAAACGAATACGCACAAATGATTTCTATTGTAAAAAAGGATTGTTTGCGTAAAGTATCATTGGAACGTAAGTTACTTGGTATGGCTGCTATGCAAGTTATTTACTTGAATGGTAAAGTTAAATCTGTTGAGCATTTTCCTATGCACACATTAAGAGCAGAAAAATGTAACGATAAAGGTGAAATTGAAGCTTGGTATTATCATCCTGATTGGTCAAAATATAAAAAAGGTGATGAATTAAAACGTATTCCTGCTTTTAAATTTGGTAATGGTAAAGAAGTTGAATTGTACGTTATTAAACCTTATGTATCAGGTTATCATTATTACACACCTATTGATTATAGTGGTGCTTTGCCTTATGCTATGTTAGAGCAAGAGGTTTCTGATTACTTGATTAACGATGTAATGAATGGTTTTAGTGGTACTAAAGTAATTAACTTTAACAATAACATACCACCTGAAGAAAAACGCCAAGAAGTAGCAAGTGAAGTTAAACGTAAATTAACAGGATCAAAAGGTGATAAAGTAATTGTATCATTTAATGCAAGTGCAGACAATAAAACTACTGTTGATGATATTCCTTTAAACGATGCACCTGAACACTATCAATATTTAAGTACTGAATGTTTTGAGAAATTAATAGTTGGTCACAGAGTTACTTCACCAATGCTTTTAGGAATTCGTGATACAGGTGGTGGTTTAAGTAATAATGCTGATGAAATTGAAACTGCAACACGTTTATTTGACAATATTGTTATTAGACCATACCAATTAGAAATTATTGAAGCTATTGATGAAATATTAGCAGTAAATGGTATCGCTTTAAACCTATATTTTAAGACCATACAGCCACTTGATTTTATTGATGTAAATACACTTAACGCAGAAACGAACGAAGAAGAAACAGGCGTTAAAATGTCTAAGGTGTGTTGTTCAACTGATTCTACTTTAGATGATGAAATAGCAGATGCTTTAATTGACTTGGGTGAAGAACCACGTGCAAATTGGTTATTGGTTGATGAAAGTGAAGTTGACTATGATAATGATGATGCTGAAAACGAATTATTAGCTAAAGAACCAAAACAAAGTTTACTATCTAAAGTTTACAATTTTGTAAGCACAGGTTCAGCAAGACCAAACGCTAAAAGTGAGCAAGATGAAAACATTGATGGTATTCGTTTTATTACACGTTACGTTTATGCAGGTGATACTAATGCTAAAAGCAGATTGTTTTGCAAAAAAATGTCTGATGCTAATAAGATATACCGAAAAGAAGATATTATCAGAATGTCAGAACAAGCAGTAAACAAAGGATGGGGTCCAAAAGGCGCTGATACTTATTCAATTTGGTTATATAAAGGTGGTGGAGCTTGTCACCATAGATGGAACAAACAAATCTATGCAAGTTTTGAAGGTGTAAACATTGATGTTAATTCACCAAAAGCAAAACAAATTGCAGGTCGTAAAGCTGAAGCATACGGATATACAATAAAGAATCCTGAATTAGTTTCACAACGACCAATAGATATGCCGAACAAAGGATTTTTACCTAAAAACAATTAACAAATGGCTTACGCATTATTAATAAGTACAGAGGATGTAAAGAAATTCACTATTCTAAATGGTAATTTAGATGTAGATGATTTCATCCAATATATAAAAATAGCACAAGATATAACTATTCAAAACTATTTAGGAACTGAATTGTATAACAAGTTTCAAACCTTGATTATAAGTGGTGATATTAGTTTAAGTGGAAACGTTAAATACAAGAACTTGTTAACTGAATACATTAAACCTATGTTAGTGCATTTTGCTATGGTTCAATATTTACCATTTGCTGCATATACAATAGCTAATAAAGGTGTATTTAAACACACAAGTGAAAACGCTACAAGTGTTGAAAAAAATGAAATTGATTTCTTAGTAGAAAAAGAACGTGATATTGCACAACACTATACTCAAAGATTTATTGATTATATGTGTTTTAACAATGCTGATTTTCCTGAGTATAATAATAATTCAAATGGGGATATGTATCCTGATACAGATAATTTTTATGGGTCTTGGGTGTTGTAATAAAAAGCAAAGAAAAAAAGTAGGCAAATACGAAAAGCCGAAACAAGAAAACAAAAAGAAGTTAGAAACATATTTAAGTAAAAATGGCAAATAACATAAATTGGGGACAGGGTGCAAACAATGACATTTATTGGGGTCAAGGTGCAGTAACTAATACTATTGGTTGGGGTTCTGTTTACTCTGTAAGTTGGAGTGGTGAAACTGAACTATTAGGTGATGAAGGAAAAGATGCAATAGATTTTAGAACACGTGTACTTGCTGATAGTGGTGTTTTTGAGGCATTTAATTGTTTAACAAACGAAATTAATTTTTAAGATATGAGTTTATTTGATTCGGCAAGTTTGGTTGTAACGCCTAATGGCACAAAGGCATCTAAATTATACGCTATAAAACCAACTGATGGAAGTGGTGATTTATCAGTTACAAGAGCAACTACTGCTACGAGAGTTAATTCAAGTGGATTGATTGAAAGTGTAGCTACTAATGTACCAAGATTAGACTATACCAATGGAACGTGTCCGAGTATATTAGTAGAGCCACAGAGAACTAATTTAGCTACCTATTCAGACCAATTTAATAATGCAAGTTATAACTACCAAAATGCAAGTGTAACAGCAAATACTTCTATTTCTCCTGATGGTACTACAAATGCAGATAGTATGTTGGCTGCTGCAGGTAATACATATCACCGTTTTTATAAAACAATTTCTGCAAGTGCAGGTTCAAATACGTTTAGTGCTTATGTTAAAGCAGGTACTGCTACAAGGTGCGCTTTTGGTATTGCTGTAGGTGGTGGATATTCTAATAATAATGTAGTAGAGTTTGATTTATCAAATGGTACAATTTCAAGAAATCCATACTCAATATCTGCTACAATAACTGCTGCAGGTAACGGATGGTATAGAATAACGCATACGCATACAAGTGCAGGAGGAGATTTATGTTTACATATTTCAAGTTCAACAGCTACTTTATCTAATTTTCAAAGTACTTTTAATGCAGCAGGAACTGAAACTATTTTGATGTATGGTATGCAATTTGAAGTAGGAAGTTACGCTACTTCATATATTCCTACAGTAGCAAGTACAGTTACTCGTAATGCTGATGTTATTTCTAAAACAGGAATAAGTAGTTTAATTGGTCAAACTGAGGGGACTATGTTTATAGATTTTTATGCTAAAAACAATAGTACATTCCAAATATTAACTCAATTAAGAAACGTGTCAGGAACTGCTCAAATTGATTTAAGATGGGCTGATGGTGGTTTATATGCTTTAGGCAATAATAATGGCTCAAATCAGTTTTATTTATCTGTTGGAAGTATAACTGTAGGTAGTAGATATAAAATAGCTATTGCTTATAAGTTAAACGATGTTATAATATATGTAAATGGTGTGTCGGTTAATAGTGATAATAGTGCTACATTTTTAGACCAATCAATGAGTTATTTTAGTTATGCTGAAAACCTTAACACTTATGTAGAGGCACAAGCTGTAAATATGTCTGCACTATTTAAAACACGTTTAACGAATACTGAGTTAGCAACTTTAACAACTATCTAATGAACATAGCAAAATTACAATACAATAGATATGCACAAAAGGAATATCTTTAAAGTAGCTTCTACATTAGAAAAGCTAATTGCCATAGCAGCGGAATTTAATGCGTATAATTTCAAATCGTTAAGCGACATTTTTAGCTT